AACACGGTAGAGAGTACAGCTTTGTTGCTAACGTACACGACGAGTTCCAAGCAGAAGTACAACCNGATAAAGTGGGAGCGTTCAGTGATCTGGCAGTTGAATCAATACGCATGGCAGGAAGAGAGTTAAAACTAAACGTCATGTTAGACGGTGAAGCAAAGGTAGGTGAGACATGGGCACAGACACACTAGAGATTGAATACGATTGGCACTTGAGTCTTGCGAAGTTGTACGATACCATCGACTTAGAAGTACCTTGGGACTGGAGAAAACAACACGTACAAAACTATATGCCATCATCCAACGCTCAACGTATCGGAGCCATAGCCGAGTCAAGGTTTCAAACGGAATGTTTAGAGAGAGACTTTGAACCACATATGCCAGCAACCCCTATGCCGTGGGACTTTATCGTCACGTGTCCAGCAGGTATGTTAAAGGTGCAAGTCAAATCAACTAGAACTAGACAAGGACAGAGCTATACCGTCGTGACGTCAAGCGGATGCACAGGCAAAGAAACAATGTCACACGATGTGGATGTAGTAGCTTGTTATATAGCACCTGAGAAGATGTGGTGGATGATACCACGAAGTGAGTTGACAGGTAAGACAGTTAAGTTAAACCCGTCACCATCAAGCAGAAACAAGTACAAAAAATACCAAGAGAACTGGAGCGTATACTATGAGTAATAAGAAAACAACACTACTGATAGACGCTGACGTGTTGGCGTTTGAAGCAGCAGTGGTAGCCGAGGAATCAATTGAGTGGAAGGATGAGATGTGGACAGTACACGCAGACATGGCACTAGCTAAAGCACGTGTTGTTAATCGTGTCGAAGAGTTCAAGGACTTGATGAAGACGGATAACGTAACGATGTGCTTGACTGATCGTGCTAACTTTCGTCGTATTCTTAACCCTGACTACAAAGCAAACAGATCAAAGTCACGCTTGCCAATTATCTTACGACAAGTTAAACAATGGATAATTGAAGAGTACGACGGACAGATGTGGCCTAACCTAGAAGCTGATGACGTCATATCAATTCTGGCAACGGACAAAGAGATGGACGAAGAAACGATTATCGTGTCCATTGACAAAGACTTCAAGACAGTACCGGGTATCTTCTACGACTACAACAAAGGAGAGTATCATCAACCAACAGAAGAAGAAGCAGACAACTACCATCTAGTACAAGCAATAGCAGGAGACCACACAGATGGATACAGCGGAGTACCCGGCATAGGTGTCACTCGTGCTGAACGTCTGCTAGAGAAAGATGGATACACATGGGAAACAGTTACTGCTTGTTACGAGAAGGCTGGACTCACTGAACAAGACGCATTAATGAATGCATGGATGGCACGACTGTTACGAGCCGAGAACTATTCATTCAGAACAAACACAATAAAAAAACTATGGACACCGAGAAACTACCAAACCAAGGATATACTAGAGATTTCACCACAGGCGCTAAACGTGACGGGGACATTGGACGGGGACGACCCTCGCTTATTCCTCCAATCGCCTTACGCTCGCTCGCCAAAAGATTTGAAGATGGCGGAAAGCTTTACGGAGACAACAACTGGAGAAAAGGATTCCCGTTAACAAGACTGTACGACAGTATGTTCAGACATCTGTTAGCGTTGGCTGATGGGGACACATCGGAGGATCATGCGGGTGCAATCTTGTGGAATGCGTCAGCGTGGTTGTGGACAAAGGATCAAATAAAACGTGGTAATTTACCAATAGAACTGGATGATATAGAGAATGATGAATGAAGAAATAGTACTACCCGCTCTGTCAAAAGATTTGATAGATAAGCTTGACAAGCTATACCCGGATAAATGTCCGCTGTTGACAGACGACGATAGAATGGTATGGTTTAAAGTAGGACAACGTAGTGTAATTAATTACTTACAACAAATATACGACGAACAACTTCAAGACAACATTATCACCAAGGACTAACCATGTGTATGTCATCACCAAATATTCCCCCGCCTCCTCCACCTCCAGCACCGCCTCCTCCTCCGCTACCTTTAGCAGAGAAAGCAGTGACTACTAGACAGGCACGACCACAACAGAAACGTCGTAGAGGTACAACACAATTAACAGCTCGTCGTCCGTCCGTATCTATGGGTGGTAGTGGTGGTACAGGTGTACAACTTTCAAGTTAATAACAAACAATACATATAAATATACATGAGCCTTCGCACACTAGATAAAAAGACATTACTCTCAGATGCCACATCGGCAGGGGCGGGTAGTGCATTCGGGTCTGAGCGTACTAAGGGATATACTTTCGTTATCTCCACTACTGTTTCAGGTACAGCTACTATCGCTATTCAAGGATACATTGGGGGAGGATGGAGAACGATCCACTCGGAAGATGTAACAAGTGACGGAGATGTAATGATCAGAGATGACCACGGTCACTACGAGAAGATCAGAGCTAACATCACAGCTTACACTAGCGGTACACACAGCGTATTTTCTACAGGTACAGTTGATTCGTTGTAATGTCGTTGACGTTCACATCGGACGCTCGTCCTCCTAGTAACATTCGATTGTTACCCGGTGGTTTCCTTCGTCCTGCGTTTGGCACACTGTATGGGTTTGATGCTGACGCTGATGCAGCTGGAACACTAAGAGCCACATACGATACACAATCAAACATAGAAGCTAGGACAGGTGACCCAGTTGGTACATTGTATTACGCTTACGATTCAGACAGACTGTATGTATACGATGGTTCTAACTGGCAGTTCTACACATCCACATAAGCTATGCAAGAGACAGCACAAGGTTTATACTCTTCACTAGAGAACCAACGTTATTCGTTTTTAGACAGAGGTCGTACTTCGTCTGAATTAACACTACCGTATGTCCTACCACCTGACGGTCACAACTACGCCACTAAGTACTACACACCCTATCAGGGTATCGGAGCACGTGGTGTTCTTAATCTATCGTCTAAACTTTTACTTGCCCTACTACCACCTAACGCTCCGTTCTTTCGGTTGGTCATAGATCGTTACGAATTAGATAAAGCAAAAGCTGAACTAGGACCAGAGGGAGCGGAGCAGTTACGGACGGACTTAGAGAAAGCACTGGCTGATGTTGAACGTAGTGTATCACAGGAAGTAGAAGTACAGAACTTCAGGAACGGTATCTTCCAAGCACTCAAGAATCTTCTTATCAGCGGTAACAGTCTGTTGTACTTACCTGATGAAGGAGGTATGAGAGTGTTTCGTTTGGATCGTTACGTTGTTAAGCGTGATCCAATGGGTAACGTTACGCACATAGCAGTCAAAGAAACGGTAGCACCTATGATGTTACCTGAGAGTGTTCGTGAAGAAGTGTACCGTCAGGAAAAAGAAAACACCTGCGATCTGTACACGTCTATCGTTAGAGAGGGAGACAAGTTTAATGTACAACAAGACGTCAAAGGTATCGTTATTGAGGAGAGCATTGGGTCGTATCCGATAGATAAATCTCCTTGGTTGCCGTTGCGTTACACACAGATAGACGGAGAAGACTACGGTCGTGGGTTCGTTGAGGAATACATTGGTGACATCAAGTCGTTGGAAGCACTGACTAAAGCTATCGTAGAGGGTAGTGCAGCAGCAGCTAAAGTATTGTTCATGGTTAATCCTAACGGTACAACACGTTCACGCACACTGGCTGAAGCTCCTAACGGTGCAATCGTACAAGGGTCTGAAGGAGACGTATCNGTNTTACANCTNAATAAATTTAATGACTTCCGTACTGCTCAAGCAACAATGCAAGGGATTACGGATCGTCTGTCACAAGCCTTTCTACTGACATCAGGGGTTGTTAGAGATGCCGAGAGAGTGACCGCTGAGGAGATAAGAATGCTCAGTCAAGAACTGGAAGCTGCCCTTGGCGGTCTCTACTCTCTCTTATCGCAAGAACTACAACTACCAATCGTCAGTCGTCTGATGGATCGTATGTCCAAGGACAAGCGTCTGCCTAAGCTACCTAAAGATATTGTTAAACCTACTATCGTTACTGGTGTTGAAGCACTTGGTCGTGGTAATGATTTACAACGTCTAGACTTATTCTTGGCAGGAGCTAATCAGGTAGTAGGACCACAAGCAGTGACACAGTATCTTAATGTTAGTGATTACTTTAAACGTCGTGCTACTGCTCTTGGTATAGAAACTGAGGGACTGATCAAGACGGAAGAAGAAATTCAACAAGCTATGCAACAGGCACAACAACAAGAAATGATGATGAAGTTGGGTAGTCCTGCCGTAGCACCTGCTATCAATGCTGCACAGGAGCAGTACATGGCACAACAAGAACCACCACCCGAAGAGTAAACTATCATGGCTGAATTACACCGAGTAGAGATAAATGAAAAAGCACCGAATGAGATCGAACCCGTTGACGAAGCGGTTGAAACTCCTGAAGAACAACAAGCGGAACCACAAGCTGAGGAAACAACGGAACGTCCTGAGTGGCTTCCTGAAAAGTTTAAATCAGCGGAGGACATGGCACAGGCATATGCGGAGCTTGAGAAAAGAATGGGACAAGGGGCAAAAGAAGTTGAAGAAACTGAACAGTCCGAAGAGCAACAACAAGAAGAACAAACCGATGATGACAACAAACAAGAAGCTGGTAATTATAATGAAGCTGTTGTGGAAGCTAGTCAGGAGTTCTTTGAGAATGACGGTCAACTGTCTGAAGAAACTTATAAGAAACTTGAAGAAGTAGGATTGCCACGTGATCTTGTCGATAGTTACGCAGCTGGTCAACAGGCGTTGTTGCAATCAGAAGAAGCCCAGATCAAAGGAGTCGCAGGTGATAACTACGATGCAATGGCTGAATGGGCCAACGAACATTTACCGCAGGAAGAGATCGACGCATTTGACGAAGCTGTTACGGGAGGCACGGTCAGCCAAGCGAAGTTAGCAGTGCAAGGATTGTACGCTAGGTATCAGAATGCTACAGGTGCAACACAACCTAAGCTGGTACAGGGAGCAGTGAGCGGTACATCTACTATGCCTTTTAAGAGTATGCAAGAACTAGCACGAGCACAGTCTGATCCACGTTATCGTAGTGGTGACAAAGCATATCATCAAGAGATTGACAGACGACTTGCAGTGAGTAACATTTGAGTAAAGTAATGTGTGTGTGAAGATGCCTTGGACAGTCCTATGGGTTTTCTCCTTGCTATCGGTTTCAGGGAGTTTTTCGGGTTGTTCCAAGGCATCTTTCTATCCAGCGTTAGGAGCTACAGGCGGTGCTGCTGTTGGTAGTCTAGGTGGTCCCGGTCCTGCTGCGGGTGGTGCTGCCCTTGGATGGGGTGTGGGAGAAGTAGCCAAATACACGGAAGAAAACGCACATTTAACACAGCAAGTCAAAGCGTTGAGCGAGGGAGATATTAAGCAACTCGTTAATAATCAACTAGATGAGTCAATGGACAACGGCTTTTTTGACAGTATGCTGACTGAAATTTATGGCTTGCTAAAAGTCTGTTTAATTGGAGTAGTATTGTGGAATGTCATACCGATCATATATACGAGGTACGTTCACAAGAAAGCAAAGAATGGAGTTTCAACTTAAAAGATTACGACGGCTATACCGTGAGTTAACAAAACTAGAGAAAGCACTAGTGTTGACAATTGGTGTATTTATTGCTGTTATTGTAATCGGTAACATATTTATATAGACAATTACGACAATTAGTCCTCGACCTACTGCGGTAGACAATCCTGTGAACGAACGAAGTGAGAGTCAACCAACCAATAACTACAACTATAATAACTACAACATAAAGGAAAATATATCATGGCTAATGGAGATACATCCCCCTCACGTGTTGGACAANTTAATAGTGCTGGTGATACAGATGCGTTGTTTCTTAAAAAGTTTAGCGGAGAAATTCTGCAAACCTTCGAAGAGTCAAACATCTTTAAAGCATTACATACTGTTCGCACAATCGAAAACGGTAAATCAGCTCAGTTCCCTGTAACAGGAATCGCTTCTGCTGCTTACCATACACCCGGTGAAAACATCGCTGACGCTGGAAACAGCTACCTTAGCGACATCAAGAAAGCTGAGAAAGTCATCACTATCGACAAGATGCTTTTGGCTTCTACTTTCTTAAGCAACATCGACGACGTAAAGAATCACTACGACATCCGCAGCGTCTACGCTAACGAGTTGGGTAAAGCTCTTGCTGTTCGTTTCGATACTGCTCTTGCTAAAGTATTCATCGCTGCTGCTCGTTCTGCTGCTGCCGTAACAGGTGGTAAGACTGGTGGTATTCTTGACGTTTCTGCTAATGCAATGGGTGACGTAAGTGACTCAGAAGACGACACTGATAACACTGATCCAACTGGTGCAGAATTAACAGCTGCTCTTTTCACTGCTGCTCAGAAGCTCGACGAAAATGACGTTCCTAGTGATGGTCGTTTCTGCGTTCTTCGTCCACAAGAGTACTACAAGTTAATCACTGGTGGTGCTGGACAGCTTGCTATCTCTACTTCTGCTGTCAACAAAGACGTCGGAGGTGTAGGAAGCATCGCTTCTGGATCGATCCCTCAAATCGCAGGAATCACAATCTACAAATCCAACCACATCCCATCGACTGACTTGTCTGCTGTTTCTACTGGCGACGGAGAAGCTGCTAACGACGTGTTCGGTGGAAGCGGAGTAGGATATAACGGAAACTTTACTAACACGCTTGGTATTGTTTCTCATTCTGCTGCTGTTGGAACTGTTAAACTGCTCGACTTGGCTACTGAATCTGAGTACCAAATCGAACGTCAAGGTACACT